CGCGGGTGCTGGCGTGTTCTCGCGCTACTCCTCCGCGGACGCAGCCCTGGGCGCGAACATCACGGGTCGCGCGCTCCCGACCGGCGGTGCGACGGCGGCCGCGTATCTCTTCAGCATGTTCGTGCTGCCGGAGGAGACGTTCCCCTACGAGACGATGGCCCAGGGAATCAACTGGATTCCCGAGTTCCCGTACGCGAACCCCATGGAGATCCGCGAGGGCGAGGGGTTCAAGATGCGTCAGATCACTGCGACGGTCTCGACCGGCGCGTCCATCGGCTGGCTCCTCTCCTTCACGACGGTCTAGGCGGTAGGGTGTGTCCCTGCCGATCCTTCTCGGAGTAGCACCGGGAGGCTCTCCGGCAACGCCGCCCGTGTGGGCGTCGGGCGTCTGGCCGCTGCCGGGCGTCTCCGACGCCTTCGATCTCAACGACTCGACGTCGAACATCGGCGCGAACTGGACGAACGCGGCCGGGAAGACGGGCCAGGCCCTGGGCGTCCGGGGCGGCAGGCTCTACGCGCCGAACGGGAACAACTGGGGCTCAGCAGTCTGGATCGGCGGGCCGTACGTGGACGTCGCTGTTGCGGCCGATCTGTGGATCGAAACGAACCACCAGGTTGTCTTCGACTTCCTTGACGCAACGTCGGGGTCTCCGAACGGCTACGGCTTCGTCTGCCGAGATAGTGCCGGCACGATCCTAGTCGATGTCTACCGCTTCGACGCGGGTACGGACAACTACATCACAACTTTCGGTAGCTCGGCGAACTCTTACGCGGGTGATGCGATCGGCATCACTCGACACGTCTCGGGCGGCGCGAACATCTTCCAGATCTACCAGCGCATCGACGGCGTCTGGTCGAACCTAGCGGGCTCCGGCCCGACGGAGTATGCAGCGAACCTGTTCTACACCTCGATTCGGTTCGACTTCAACGCGTCCTTCGGCGCGAACACGCGCGTCGACAACTGGCGTGTCCAGGACATCACTGCGGTCTCGTCGACGCCGGTTAGCGTCACCGACACGCAGACACAGACCGAGGGCACCACCGGACTCCAGCGTCAGAGCACCGTTACCGATACGCAGACGCTGTCCGAGGGAACCAGTTCGATCGCGCAGGTGCTTGCCATCTCGGTCAGCGACTCGGCAACCCAGAATGACATCAGCGGCTCGGGTCAGAGCTTCGATCAGGTTGCTGACGCGAACGGTGTCTGGTACCAGTACAAGCTAGACGAGGCGAACAACGGCACGACTAACGTCCCGGTGCATGATCGCAAGGGCAACTACCCGCGCAACATCTGGATGCAGGCGAACAACGCCAGCGGCTTCTCGTTCGGTGGTCCCGGTCTGGTTGGGGCGGCCGAGGGTGGAACGGATTTGAACAACACCACGGGCGACGGAAGCGAAGGCATCTGGGACGTCGACGGGTACAACATGCTCAACCCGGCCGTGGCGTACCCCGCGCACACGCTGTCCGGCGGCTTCGCGATCAGCGCGTACTATATGTTCCCGTCGTGGGCCACGGGTGACAAGCACATCACGATGCTCACGAACGAGACGACCTATGGTGTCTGCGGGCTCGCGGTCGTTTCGGGTGGTCAGCCCTGGATTTACTACTACTCCCCGTCGATCGGGAACTACGTACAGGCGTTTGGCGGCGCGGCGCTGTCTCCGAACACCGTGTATCGACTGACCGGTATCTACAACCCGGTGGCGGCCACCCTGACCATGTATGTCAACGGCGTGCAGTGGTCGCAGACGACGAGCGCTCCGGCTCCTCAGGATGGCGAGCACGCGGCGATGCTCATCAGCGGTCTGTGGGGTGGTGCAGGCCGCGCATGGGGCGAGATCGACGACGTCCGCTACTACTTCCGGGCGCTCACTCCGGCCGAAGATCTGGCCGAGTACAACGCAGGCATCTCCGGAGCGGGTGGACCTCCGATCGGAGCGGCCTCGACGGTAACGGATACGCAGACGGAGTCCGACTCTTCGTCGGTATCAGTCGCTGGCCCGACGACGATCAACGGTACCGATACGGCGACGCAGACGGAAGGCACCACCGGACTTCAGCAGCAGTCCACGGTCACCGACACGCAGACGCAAACCGAAGGTACGACGGCGCTGGTGCAGACCGACACCCGCTCGGTGACGGATTCCCAGACGCAGACCGAGGGCACCACCGGGCTCCAGCAGCAGTCCACGGTAACCGACACGCAGACGCAGACCGAGGGAACCACGGCAGCCGCGATCACGGCTACGGTGGTGGACACGCAGACGCAGAGCGAGGGCACTACGACCACTGCGCAGACGGCCCAGATCTCCGTGGTGGACTCTTGGGCGCTGACCGAGGGCGCGTCCTCGCTGAGCACGACGCTGTCGGCTGTGGACTCCTGGGCTCTGACGGACATCTCGGCGCTCAGTCAGGCGTACTCGGCCAACGACTCGGCAACGCAGTCCGAGGAGCCGACCGCCATCTCCATCACGGCAGCAGTCGTGGACGACTGGGACCTCACCGACACGTCGGCTATCTCCATCGCGGGCACGGTCACGGACTCGGCAACGCAGTCCGAGGCTACCCCGGGACTCCAGGCGCAGTCGACGGTCATCGACGCGCAGACTGAGGCCGACACGTCGTCGGTCGCAGTGCAGACGTCCGCGGTCGACTCCTGGACGCTGAGCGACGCCTCCCAGCTGGCGACGTCCATGACGCCGTCGGTCTCGGACTCCTTCTCGACCGTGGACACCTCCGGCGTGGCCGCAGATACGTCCGCGAGCGACCCATCTACGGCTGGGGACTCGTCCGCGGTCAGCGCTGCCACGGCCGCCAGCGACTCCGCTGACACCGACGAGGAGACGCCGGGTATCGCGCTGAGCACCACGGACGCCCAGACGCAGTCGGCTGCCTCGTCGTACTCGGCAGCGCTGTCGGCCAGCGACACGCAGACGACGACCGATTCCTCCGCGCTGGTGGCCACGAACTTCGTGACGGTCTCGGACGTTTGGGCAGTCTCGGATGTCATCACCGCGCTCAGCGCACAGGTATCGGCGGTCGACGACTGGCAGGTCCTGGAGACCGATGCCTCGCTGGGCGGCACGTCGTTCAAGTCCGTCACGGATGACTTCGAACAGGACGAGGGCGTTCCGCTCATCACGTCCACGAACCTCCTGAGCCTCACCGACACGCAGACCGAGTCGGACTCGGCGACATACTCCGCGGCCGCTAGCGTCTCGGACTCGGCGACGCAGTCGGACGCCTCGATCCTGGCGGCCGAGCTGGCGCTGTCGGTATCCGACCAGGCCGCCCTCAGCGAGGCGGTGTCGGCTGCGGTGTCGGCGGCCGCGACGGACACGTGGACGCTGTCCGAGACCGGTGGTATCGGCGGCACGGCGTTCAAGACGGCGAACGACGATCTGGCGCTGAGCGATTCCTCGGCGGTCTTCCAGACGCTGGGCCTGGCCGTGGTGGACGCACTCACGCTGCTGGAGGTCGCCGCGCTGGAGCAGCGGTACTCGGCGAGCGACACGCTGACGGCCTCCGAGGTCGCGGCCATCGCCGATATCACCGTGAAGACGGCGCTCGACTCGGCTGCCCTCACGGAGCAGGCCCAGGCAGTCCAGACGGTCCTGAACCTCCTGGCTCAGGAGACGATCACGCTCGGCGAGGTGGTCTCGCTGGCGGCCGAGCTGGCCGCGTCCGACACGCAGTCCGAGATCGATGAAGCCTTCGTCTCGGCGGCGGCGTTCTTCAACCGCTCGGACGACTTCACGGTCGACGAGGACGCCCAGCTCACCACTGTTCAGTACATCACGATCCTGCGTGCCGTCGCGACGGTCACTGCTAGGATCAGTGGCATGGCTTCGATGGAGAGCACGAACGGCTACAGCAGCATCCAGGAGGCCCAGACCATCTCGGGCGAGACCTCCGTCACGACTCTGGTCCCCGGTGCTGCTGACGTGCAGGAGGTCTGATGTTCCTCGGTGCACACGAACTCGGCTCGCGCGTGCGCGCGAAGATCGCCTGGACCCCGGCTGTCGGCGAGACGGTCACGGACTCGACCGTCACCTTCGTCCATGAGGACGGCACGACGCTCGGTCCCTACACGGGCGTCCCGGACACCGGAGACGTCTGGTACTACGACCTCACGCTGCCGAAGTCCGGCAAGTGGTGGGTGCGCTGGAAGACCTCCCCGCTCGGGGGCGTGACGGACGACTCGGTGTACGTCGATGGCGCAGCTGCGTAAGTTCCTCGCCGACTACTGGGTTCCGCTCCTAGTGCTGATCGCCGTGCTTGCTGCCGGCTACTACGTCACCAAGGAGAACGAGTCTCGCAACGACGAGCAGACTGCGCAGCAGATCGCGGGCTGCATCCGCGGTTCGGAGCGCACGGCGCTGGCGGCCGCGTTCACGATCGAGGCCGCCAAGGCTCGCGCGGCTACCGGGGACGAAGAGGTAGCCAAGCGCTACGAGGCCATCGCGCGTGGGCAGATCTCCAAGATCCCCGCTCCGCAGGGGAGCATCGGCGACCCGCACATCGCTGAGATCCGGCAGACGAAGGATGCCAACGGCAAGCCGATCATGGTCCTGACGGATGAAGCAGCCGCGCTCCAGAAGAGGGGCTGTGAGGAGGCCAACGCACACTCCTGACGGATGTGCTACACTCCGTATCCGGTCGTGTTGCCCATCGGGCCGCGGCCGACACTGGGGAGTGGTGTAGCTGGCAGCACGCGAGGCTCTGAACCTCGAAGGACGGGTCCGAATCCTGTTTCCCCATCTAGCCTCGCCCGCCTGAGATGGCGCTCCGAGGCATCACTGGCAGAGGGTCGTCCAGGCGACGACGGGTGGCTGTTAACCACCGTCGAGTAGGGTTCGAGTCCCTATCTGCCAGCTCCAGGATGAAGTCTCGATGGCGAGATACCGGTCTCGGAGTCCGGTGGTGCAGGTTCGACTCCTGTCATCCTGATACAGCGTGTAGCTCAGTAGGTAGAGTCCTCCCCTGGGGTGGGAGAGGTCGCAGGTTCGAGTCCTGTCACGCTGATGAAGTACTCGGCGCTCTAGCCCAACTGGCAGAGGCATGCGGCTCAGACCCGCACCAGTCAGGGTTCGAATCCCTGGGGCGCTACTCAACTCCTCGCGTGCGGATCACGTGCCCGGCCTGCGACGTCGGCGCAACTGGGTTCAACTCCCAGCGGGGGGTCTCTAGGTCCAGTAGAGGAGCGGTTGTCCTCACCACCCTGTCACGGTGCGAGATCGCGGGTTCGAATCCCGTCTGGACCGCTGTAGTACATGCCTCCCTAGCTCAGCGGACAGAGCGTCGGTCTTCGGAACCGAGCGTCGCGGGTTCGAATCCTGCGGGGGGCACTGGGTAGGTGGTCTAGCGGTCAAGGCCCTTGGTTGTGAACCAAGTCGACGCGGGTTCGAATCCCGTCCTACCCCCTCATGGGACATCCCGGCTCGGGCCGGACCCGGGCTCCAACCCCGGAGAGGTGGGTTCGAATCCTACATGTCCCGCTTACGCTCCATGCAGGTCGTGGGCCAGCCCCTCATAAGGGCCGGTGGTTGGTTCGATTCCAACTGGAGCGACTCTAGTCCCCGAAGACGGAACGCGGCGACCCTCCTAAGGTCAGCGCTCCGGGTTCGACTCCCGGCGGGGGCTCTGCGGTGAGATGGTCTGGTGACCAGCGTAGGCTCATAACCTACGAAGGCGAGTTCGATTCTCCCACCGCCACGCCCGGTTCGTCTAGCGGCCAAGGACGCCTGGTTCTCAGCCAGGAAGTCAGGGGTTCGAATCCCCTACCGGGTACTCAAGGGGCGGTCGTCTAGTGGCCGAAGATGCTGGCCTTTCAAGCCAGTCGACGTGGGTTCGAATCCCATCCGCCCTGCTCCTGGTACACTTCCCCTGCGTCGTGGGGACGGCATGCGCAACGAAGCCCCTGGAATCCGAGAGGTTCCAGGGGCTTCGTCGTTCTAGGTCGGGTAGGCCTTGTTCCCCGAGCAGCAGCCGCAGCAGCCGTGGACGTCTGGTGCGTTCGGGTCGTCCGGGTCTGGATGCCCGACACCGTGGTAGCAGATGCGCTCCATGAAGCCGGCATCTGCGCGCCAGTGGGTCTTCATCTGCTTCATCGGGTGGACCGACTGGTTGTGGATGACGCAGTAGACCCAGGAGCACTCGTCCCGCTTGTGGACGTTGCCGAGCACCTGGCCGGTGCCGGTCGTGTACGTGTCGGTCTCCTCGTCGTACACGCCGTTCGGGTTGAGGTAGGGCGTCGGGTTCAGCGGCGTCATGCTACGTCTCCAGGAGTCCTGCGGGGCGGATTCGTCGGCGGCCCAGGCTCCGGCCGCGTGTCGATCACGTAGCCCTCATGCATCCACGCGCTCAGCTTCGCCATCACGCGGGTTCGACGAGGCACCCGCTTGCACACGGGCACTTGCCACACGGCGACGAACCGCTTGGGCTTCGGCGGCTTCTTCGCCGCGAGTCGGTAGTCAGCGATGACCTGCTCGGTCACGGGGCCACCCGGCCGTTCTTGAGGAACGCGGCGTGCGTGAGCGGCATCGCCCCGGCCAGAGCGGACTCGGCGATCTTCGCCAGGTCGCGGATCTCCTTCATCGCGAACGGCGCGTTGCGCAGCGAGATGAAGTGCATGAGCGACCGCGGGTTACACGACCAGATCATCTGGGAGTAGATGCCCAACGGCAGCACCGCGCGGGCCTGCTCCTTCGCGACGCCACGCGCGAGCAGCGCCTGGTAGGTGTCCCACGCCTTCGTGTACGCAGTCCACATCAGCTCGTTGTTGATCCGATCCGGGCCGGTGTCCTCGAAGACGTACGCGCCAGGCTTGCCCTGCTGTGTGCGCCACGTGTCGGGAACGAAGAACCGGTCCTCCATCTCGACGTAGCGGCCGCTCATCTCGTTGTAGGAGTGGCCGACGCGATGACGCTGCCACTCCCGGAAGACGAAGATCGGAGCCTCGACGTGGAACTTGAAGTAGCCGTGCTCGAACGGCGTCCCGTGGCGGTTGCGCAGCAGGAAGTCGATCAGCCGTGCGTCGCCCGGCTCCATGACGTCGTGCTCGGTCGCGAACGACACGCGTGCGGCGTTGACCACGTCCAGGTCGGACGCGGCCACGTCCTTGACGGTGAGGTTCACGGCAGGTGGAGGGCCGACTTCTCGGCGTTGGACGGCAGAGCCACGCCGGACATGACCTCCTGGCACGACTTGACGTGGTTCTCCAGTCCTTCGCGGGAGAACGGCAGGACGATGCGGTCGCCCGTCATCTGGTCCTGGGCGATGAGACCGTAGATCGGGCCGTCCGGCGTGTCCTGCTTGCCGACGGTGACGTTCCACGGACCGGTGAGGTTGTGATCGATGGGCATGGGTAGGGGCCTCCTAGATGTCGATGATGTCGGGGACGAAGCGGTCCATGTCCGCCTCGCGGTAGTTGGGTCCCTTGAGGACCTTGCCGTAGTCGCTGTAGATGGGCTTGCCGTCGTCGCCCAGCTTCGTCATGTTCGAGTCGTGGACCTCTTCGTACGCCTCGTCGATCGGGAGACCGAGCGACACGGCCGCACCTTCGACGACGTAGCGCAGGTCGCACAGCTCCTTGAGCAGCTTGCGCAGCAGCTCCACCCGTTCGTCGGGGGATGCTCCGCGGAGGTCCGCGCCGATGAGGGCCTTGATCTCCTCCAGGACCTCGTCGTACTCCTGCGTGATCAGCCGCATGCGCAGCTTGAGCAGGTCGGCGTCCGGCTTGAGGACGGGGTGCCCAGGGTTCGGGAGGCCGAAGGCGTCGTGGAACTCGGCGGTCACGCTCATGAGGGTACCTGGATCTGGATGGTAGTTCCCGGGCGCGAGCGCTTGTTGCGCTGGCGCGGCAGCTCGAAGACGTCCGGGTGCTTCTGCATCTTGAACAGCTTCCGCCGCTCGCGCTGGATGTCCTGGGAGGCCTCGCGGACTTCGGCGACGTACTCGGCGTGGGCTTCGCCGTGGAAGCCGTACTGGAAGCGGGCGATCTCAGAGCGCAGGGGCTTCATCGCCTCCTTGAGACGATCGAGGGCGGCCGCGATGTCCGCCTCACGCCGGGCCGTTCCCTTGATGGATCGGCGCGCGTGGTCCTTCCGGACACGGCGTGCGTTCTCGACCGCGGCGCGCGCTTCGTCCAGCTGCTTCTGGGTTAGGGCTCGGCGTAGAAGTGCCATGACGAACATCGTACCACATCCGAGCGTCAAGCGCGAAGAGTTAGGGGACCCTAATCGTAGTGGTACGAAAGGTATAACATGGTACGAAAGCACCCTCAAAGAAGCCCGAAAAACCTTGACGATCCGACCAGGTGCCCCGCACCCCACTAAGGAAGTGGGGTGCGGGGCTGAGGGAGGGCGTCAACGCGCAGGTACGCGCGGATGTAGATCTGTACCATCGCGGTCGAGGCGGACGCTACGATTCGACGGATGCGATTCGACTGGCAGAGCGCGGCAGGGAAGGCCTTCGGCCCGAACCCGGTCTGGTTCGATCGGCAGACGCCGGTCGTGACCTACGTCCCGGGACAAGGGTCGAATCAGAGCAAGCAGTCCCAGCTCTCGCAGCGCGAGGCTCGGCTGCACATGGAGGCGTACGGCGGCCAGGAAGCGGTCGACTGGGTCTACGACGCCATGGGCCTGTACTCCGACACCCTCGGCTCGGCCGAGTGGCACCTGGAGAAGGAGGACGGTACCAAGCTCGTCCGCCACAAGACGAAGCTGACCCCGGACGAGTACGACGTCGGCCCCAAGGACCTCTACGACCTGCTCGACCAGCCGAACCCGTTCACGGACTACACGGAGCAGATGGAGCTGCTGACGATCGACCTGCTCCTGGTCGGCAACGCCTACTGGCTGAAGTTCCGGCCGAACGAGAAGGGCCAGCCGATGGCCCTCTACCGGATGTCGCCGCAGTACATCAAGGTCGAGACCGGTCCCGCGGGCGTCACGAAGTACATCTACAACCCGCCCGGCGCGCAGAAGCCCCTGAAGTACTCGCCGGACGACGTCATGCACTTCCGCCTGGCGAACCCGAACAACGCCGCCTACGGCATGGGCAAGATCCGCGGCGGCGGCCGCATGCTCGACATCGAGCTGTCGCTGACCGACCGGATGGCGTCCTACTACGAGAACGCGGCCGAGCCCTCGCTGATCGTCCAGTCCGAGCGCCGCATCCCGCGCGACGTCTGGAACAAGCTGCGGGCGCAGCTGCGCGCGCGCTCCGCGGGCACGAAGAACGCGGGTGAACTGCTGGCCCTGGAGTCCGGCCTCAAGGCGATGACGCTCTCGCCCTCGGCCTCGGACGCCCTCTTCGCCGAGGTGGCCAAGCTGAGCCGCGACCGCATCCTGGGCATGTTCCGGGCGTCCCCGCTGCTCTTCGGCATCCTGGACGAGAACTCCGGCTCGAACAAGGTCGCGGACGTCCGGCGCGAGTTCGACACCTACACGATCCGGCCGTTCATGGACCGCATCCAGAAGCGCATCACCGCGTGGCTGGCGGCGTCCTGGGGCTGCAAGTTCGTCATCGACTACCGCTACGTCATGCCGCTGGAGGACCTCCTCAAGCAGGGCGAGTCCCTGGCCAAGGTCCCGGGCATCAAGGTGCGCGAGGTCCGTCGCTTCTACGGCCCGGCAGGCATCGAGGAGTCGACCGGCGACAAGGAGATCGACGAGCTGATCCTCAACATGCCGACGCCGGAGGCGGACGAGAACGGCATGAGCGTGGACCCGCAGACCGGCCAGAAGGTGCGCTCCGACGCCAACGGCGCAGACCGGCCGCTCGGGTCCGAGGCTGGTCGCCCCCCGAAGGGCGAGAACACCCGGACGTTCAAGACCCCCGCCGCGGGCGCGCGCGGGCCGGTCCGGCAGGGCAAGGCTCTCGGGGGCTACGAGTATCTCGGCGACGGCACCTGGGCGCGTCGCGAGCCTGACAAGCCGTTCTCCATGGACGACATCCTGGATCGCATCTCCTACGCGGAGAAGGCGGTCGTGGTCGAGGAGCCGAAGCCCGTGCGCATCGGGACCAAGCTGCCGAACGAGCAGCGCCCCGTTGATGCCGGCAGCAACCTCCGAGACTCGGATGTGAGTTCCGCCTCGAACCTGATCAACGGAAGCCTCCAGGATGCCGCCCACGTGCTTGAGAGGGCACTTCTGGACCACGTGGAGGGCAAGGCGTTCAAGCCCGACGACCTGGCCAAGCGCATCCGAGAGTCCACGATCTGGGGATCGTTCTCTGATCTGATCGCGGACGCCATCATCGATGGCGGCGTCCGGGCGGCATCCTCGGCCGCGGGCGCGATGTCCGAGGCAGGCTTCCGGCCGTCTGACGACCTCAACTATGAACGCATCGCGCAGTCGATCGCGGCACGTCCCGATGGTGCGGACGCCATCGCCTCCACGCTGAAGAAGTCCATCCTGGACAAGGTTGCCGAGGCGGTCAAGGCGGAGAAGACCGCCGACGAGGTCGAGGCGCTGGTGCGCGAGGCCGTCACGGAGTGGCGCACGGGCAAGGCGGACGTCATCGCGACGACCGAGGCCGTCCACGCCTACAACGAGACGACGCTGCGTATCGCCGAGGACTCCGGCGTGACCGAGGTCATGGTCTCCGATGGCCACGACCACGACGCAGAGTGCCAGGATGCGGACGGCCGCGTCTGGGACATCGGCTATGCGCGTGACCACCGGATCGAGCACCCGAACTGCCGTCGAGCGTTCCTCCCGCTGGTACGCTAGATCGATGTTCTTCAACGTCACCGTCGGCCGCAGGAAGCGCAAGCGCAAGCCGGGCGCAGGCTCGGGCGTGAGCGTCAAGGGCCATGTGCGCTCGCCGCGCGGTCCGAACGCGGGCAAGTCCAAGGTCCGAGTCGACGGTTACAAGCGCGGAAAGGCACCGAAGCGCAAGAAGAAGAAGCGCTGATCTGGTACACTTGTAGGCCATGAAGCCTCTCGATCCAGACACGCTCAACGCCGTTGTCGAGGCCGCGCAGTCCTACGGCGGCGACCGACTGACCGGCGAGGGAGAGGCTTGCACGCCTCGCCCCATCGACTACACGGGCTCCAAGCCCGACATGACGACCACGGGCTGTGGTCGTCTCAACCGCATCGTCTTGCCGTACGAGGTGGACGATCTCGGCATGTTCAAGGCCGAGGACATGCTCAAGCGCGGAGCGGGCATCGCCATCGCGTGCGCCGAGGACGACATGATGTACCTCTGGCCACGCCTCCAGAAGGAACCCGCATGAGCCACACCGAGATGATGTTCGGCCAGATGTTCGAGCCTCAGATCGTCGAGGAGAACCTCGGCCAGGTGCTCGACAAGTTCAACGCCGCGTACGCGCAGCGCCAGAACTTCGTGCCGCTCACCGACTACCCGAGCGGTGCACCCGTCGTCATCTCGATCACGGACGTGATCAAGATGCGCGAGGTGGACCCGGATGTCTAACCTCGCGTTCGTGCTCGTCTTTGCTGCGCTCGCCCTTGCGGCGGCCGGTGCGAGCCTCTTCGTAGTGGCCCTGATAGCAGGGCTGGCGGTCCTCTTCGAGTTCGTCGCGGTCATCATCGCGGGGCTCTCGGGACCTGCCGCGTAGCTGCTACGATTCGTAGCCCGACAGAGACCGCGCAGCCCGTCGCCCCACGACCCTGCTGATCCTCTGCGGCCGTACACCAACTGCCTTCCTCAGGAGGATCGACCCTTGCTTGATGTAGCACTCCCGGACCCCTTCGAGTCCGAGTTCGCCCGCGGAATCTACGACGCCAAGTACCGCGGCGACGACCGTGGCTGGCACGACACCGCTGTGCGTGTGGCGAGGAGCGTCATGGACGCGGTCGACATGGCGGGCGCGCCTGAGACGGCGCAGCTGATCGATCTCATCTACGAGCGGAAGTTCATCCCGGGCGGGCGCTACCTGTACGCGGCTGGCCGCGACCTGCACCAGGTCCAGAACTGCGCCCTGTACCGCTGCGACGACACACGTGAGGGTTGGGCCGACCTGTTCCGCAAGACGTCGATGTCGCTCATGACCGGCGCGGGCGTCGGCGTGGACTACTCGTTCGTCCGTCCGATGGGCTGGCCGATCTACCGCACGGGCGGGACGGCTTCAGGGCCGCTTTCGCCTGCCCGCATCGTGAACGAGACCGGCCGCAACGTCATGCAAGGCGGTGCACGCCGCTCGGCCATCTGGGCTGGCCTGTACTGGTGGCACCCGGACATCTTCGACTTCATCCGCGTGAAGGACTGGTCGCAGGAGGTCCGTGAGGCGAAGGAGGTCGACTTCAACTACCCGGCTGACTTCGACTATACGAACGTCTCGGTCGCCCTCGACCGTGCGTTCTTCGACGCGAAGGACGGGTACGACATCGGCCCGTTCCTGCGCGAGTACGCACCGGACTGGTTCACCGACGAGATGTACGATCGCGCGCCGGACGGCGGTCCCTGGCAGGCTTGGGCCGACCGCGTCTACGACGAGACGGTCGAGCATATGGTCACCACGGCCGAGCCTGGGTTCTCCGTCAACTACGACAACCCGCGCGAGAGCCTGCGGAACGCCTGCACGGAGATCACCTCCGAGGACGACTCGGACATCTGCAACCTCGGCAGCCTGAACCTGTCGCGGTTCGACGACATCCATGAGTTCGTGGAGGCGACCCAGCTGGGGACGCTCTTCCTGCTGGCCGGGACCGTCTACTCGCACCTCCCGCACGACGAGGTCTACGAGACGCGCGAGAAGAACCGGCGGCTCGGGCTGGGCCTCATGGGCGTCCATGAGTGGCTGCTGGTGCGCGGCAAGCCGTACGGCCCTGATCCCATGCTGGGCAACTGGCTGGAGCGGTGGGAGCAGGTCAGCAACCTGGCCGCGTGGTCCTGGGCGGACACGTTCAACATCTCGCGGCCGATCAAGGTCCGGGCCATCGCCCCCAACGGGACGATCGGCATCCTGGCCGAGACGACGACGTCGGCGGAGCCGATCTTCGCGGCCGCCTACAAGCGCCGGGTCAAGACGGCCAACGCGCGCCGGGACATCATCGAGTTCGAGTACGTCGTGGACCCCACGGCCGCTCGCCTGGTGGCACAGGGCGTCGATCCCAAGCTGATCGAAGACGCCTACACGCTGTCCTACGACGTCGAGCGTCGGATCGCGATGCAGGCGTGGCTCCAGCAGTTCGTGGACCATGGCATCAGCTCGACGGTGAATCTGCCGGCCGTAGACGCCCAGAACTTCACGCCGCAGGAGTTTGGCGAGATCCTCTGGGACTACCTGCCGCAGCTGCGCGGGATCACGTGCTACCCGGACGGCAGCCGCGGCGGCCAGCCGCTGACGGCGGTCCCGATCGAGTACGCGCTCGCGCAGGGCGTGGGCGTCCGGTTCGAGGAGAACGAGGAGCGCTGCGTGGGTGGCGCGTGCGGGATCTAGTTCTCTGGTAACCTGAGACGTGCTCACCTTCCGCCTCCGGTAAGGCGACAACGGCCCCTCACTGAGGGGCCGTTGTCGTTGTGGAGCGTACCATCCCGTGCATGGATCTCAGCCAGTTCTCCGTCGTCGCCGTCCCTGACACCGACGACCTGATCAAGTACCAGGTCGACTTCGGCCTGAAGGCGCTGACCGAGGACACCGACGTCATCACGACAGACGCGGACGGCAACCTCTTCATCGAGGGCTGGGCCGCCATCTTCGAGGGTGTCGACCGCCAGGGCGAGAACTTCATCGACGGTGCGTTCCAGCGCGGCATCAAGGCCTTCCTGTCGGGTCCGGCCGCCCTGTGCTACCACCACAAGACCGACAAGGTGCTCGGCAAGGTGCTGGACCTAGAGGAGGTCGAGGGCAAGGGGCTGCGCATGCGCGCCCGTGTCGACGCCGCCATCCGGTCGCACCCCGAGCTGAAGACGTACTACGAGCAGATCAAGGCGGGCACCCTCTCGGCGCTCTCCGTCGGCGGCTTCTTCAAGCGGAAGCTGACCGAGGCTGGTCTGCGCATCTCGGGAGTCGACATGACGGAGATCTCCGTCACGGGCGTTCCCGTTCACCCTGCTCCGTCGTTCGCGGTTGTCGCGGGCAAGGCTCTGGACATCCAGATGCCCAAGGTCCCGAAGTCCGTGAAGGAGGCAGATAGCCTGCGTGACGAGGACATGGAGATGATCTCCATGGCCATCGACGCGTTGAACCGGACGTTCGACCGGATCGACCAGCGGGGCAAGAAGAAGGACACGACGCCCCAGACCATCACCATCGAGGACTAGCTGTCACAAGACGGCTTAGTCTGGAGGAACCATGAGGACTCTCGAAGAGATCACCGCATCGATCAGCGCGCTCGAAGAGCGCGCCAACGAGGCGACGACCCGTCTGGAGGCCAAGGCCGCCGAGGGCACCGCCTCCCGAGACGACGTCGCCGAGGTCAAGGCGGTCGTCGACGAGATGCAGCCGAAGCTGGCTGCACTGAACGAGGAGTACGAGCGCGCGCTCGATCGCAAGTCGATCGAAGACGTCCAGTCCGAGCTGACCACGCTCGGCGCAGCGATCTCGGAGCTGAAGAAGCCCGCTCCCAACTTCCAGCTGCCCTTCGAGGAGGGCTCGGAGGAGGGCAAGGCCCTCGACGAGTTCTACGGCGACGGGCTCGGCACCGGTCAGTTCTCCGCGTTCGCCGACGTCAAGCTGGCGAACAAGGGCAACCAGGCGGCCATCGAGCGCCTGACGAAGGGCCTGGAGGTCCCGGCTCGCTCCGGCATGACCATGTCGGCCGAGGGCAAGGCCCTCACCGAGGGCGTGCAGGCTCAGGGCGGCTACCTCGTTCGCCCGGTCATCGAGCGTCAGCTGGTCGAGGCCCGCGAGCTGGACAACGTCCTGCGCGGTCTCTGCTCCAAGCTGAACATCTCGACCAACGCCATCCAGCTCGACCAGCTGGCGATCAGCACGACCGCCGGATGGGTCGCGGAGCTGGCGCAGAAGCCCGAGGACGTCGCGATGTCCCTGGCGAGCCTGACCGCGTCGGTCTTCACGGCCGCCGGACTGGTCACGGTCTCGAACCAGCTGCTCGCGGACTCCAACCCGCAGGTCGACACCCTCGCCATGCGCGACCTCACCCGTCGCCTGGTGGCGCTGGAGGAGACGGCCTTCATGGCGGGCGACGGCAACGGCAAGCCGCTCGGCATCCTCAACACCCCCGGCATCCAGGGCATCGGCCCGGACAGCAACTCGGTCCTCGACCTCCTGCTGGCGATCCTCCAGGCCGTCTCGAACGTCCAGGAGAACCACGGGCAGCCGAACGCGATCCTGATGCACCCGCGCACCTGGACGCGCATCCTGATGGCGCAGTTCACGGGCGACATCGCCCCGGGCGCGTTCATCATCGGCGGCGACTCGGCCTTCAACGTGTCGCAGAGCCGCACCGTCCAGCAGGGTCCCTCGAAGCTCCTGTGGGGCGTCCCGGTGGTCCTGTCCAACCGCGTGCCGACCAACCTCGGCTCCGGCACCAACGAGTCCCGCGTGATCGTCGGCGACTTCCAGGAGGCGCTGATCCTGGACCGCCAGGGCATCACCGTGGACGAGTCCAGCCACGTCTACTTCACGACGAACCAGACGGTGTTCCGCGCTGAGGAGCGCGTCGGCTTCACGGCCGCACGCAACCCGCGCGCGTTCAACATCGTCGGCGGCGCGAACCTGGCCAACGGCTGATCCGGGAGGAGGTAACCTCTAGCCATGGCAGTCACTGAGAACACCACCACCGTCGGCACCGTCACCACGACGAAGCGGACGGGCACCGACACCGCGCAGGTCTCCCCTGCCGGGTCCACGGGCGACGCGATCCACGTCGCAGGCACGGTCGACGTCAACGAGACCGTCGTCTCGACGGACGTCGTCATCCTCGACCCGGACGGCGCAGACGCGGTCCAGGTCGACGGCGAGGGCGGGGAGAAGAACATGGACCTCCCCCTGAACGACGCGGGCAACGGCGTCGCGACCTTCACCTAGTCCTTCCCTACACCCGACAAGTCCAAGGGCCGCCTCCGGGCGGCCCTTGTCGTACCATGAGGACATGGCCGATCTCCTGACTCTCAACGAGTACCGCGACCTGAAGGGGACCGATCCCCAGAACCACAGGGACGACGTGCGCATCGCGTCCATGCTGGGACCGATCTCGTCGATGATCCGTACCTTCACCGGGCGCAACTTCGGCTCTGACGCCGTGACCGAGGACCGGACGTTCGAGTACGACGGCTCCGGCTACCTCGACATCGATGACGCCTCCGCGATCAACTCCGTCTCCGTCGTCGTGCCGGGCGCAGACCCGTACGTCCTGGACTCCACGCTCTACCAGGCGATGCCCCCGCGTCGCGTGGATGCCCCGATCTACTACTTCATCATCCTCCCCGGATTCTCCTTCATGGGTGGCAGCCCGGAGATGGGCTTCACGCGCAACATGGACATCCTGGCGGCCGAGGGCCGTCTCATGGGCCTGCCGCCGATGGTCACGGTCAACGCCGACTGGGGCTGGCCGGACGTGCCCGAGGACATCAAGCTGGCCGCCATGTGGACCCTGGATGACTTCCTGGCCCGTGGCTCCGGCGAGGGCCTGACGTCCGAGTCGATCGCGGACTACTCGCGGTCCTGGGGTTCCCGCGGCGGCATGCAGGTCGTCTCCGCGCTGCCGCAGCGCGCCCAGGACATCCTGGCCGCCTACCAGAAGTGGTACTAGATGAGCATCGTCATGTCCACCCGAGTCCAGGCTCGCAACCGCATGGGCCAGTTCGCTGCGGAGTGCGCGGCCGCGGCTGTCCTGAGCGCGCAGCAGATCGCTGAGCTGGGCGCGAACGTCGCGCGTGCCGAGGCTCCGGTGAAGACCGGCCGCCTGGTCGGATCGATCCGCGCGGTGCCCAAGGGCAAGACCGCCTACTGGTCCGTGAACACCCCCTACGCCATGTTCCAGGAGAAGGGCACCGGCGCGCGCAAGCTGCCGGGCAACGTCACGTTCTTCTGGGAAAACGCCGGCAGGTTCTGGAAGCCCGGGCGGAACATGATCAACCACCCCGGCAACCCCGGAATCCACTACATGGAGTACAGCTACGAGGCCGCTAGCGCGGCCGCCATGACCATCGTGCGAGCGAACTACCCCGGATGACCGTCGTCACTTCACCTTACGAGCTGGCTGCGGCCGCCATCAAGCAGATCATCGACACCGAGTTCGCTGACCTCGGAGTCGATACGCTGCACGACCAGGTCCATGAGTCGCTGGGCCACGACCGGATCGTCGTCGGCATCGCGCCGAACTACGACGCGCCGCAGGCTCGCGATGAGAACGTCCAAGAGACTTGGCTGGACGTGCGCTTCTGGAACCTCTACAACCTCCAGATCGATCCCGAGCAGATCGTGGACCCGCGCATCATCACGAACTACGCCGAGCGTCTCAAGCGCGCGGTCAAGGCCGCGAACATCACGATCAACGGGCAGGTCTGGTACTTCTCCGTGCGCCGGACGACGTACCCGGACGACCCGACCGGGAACAAGAGCCGGTTCGTCATGACCTTCCGGGCTTTCGGTAACAACGCGGCCCTGGTCGAGACCACTGGTTGACGCATCGTCGCGTAGAGTTCTAGGCATGGCAACGATCAAGCCCTCTGACCACGCTCCCGACGAGCAGGTCCACTACTCCTTCGCGGGCGTCGACTTCGATCTCGCACCGGGCGGATCGTTCGACACGACCGACCGTCTGGTCCTCGCGAACGCCGAAGATCACCCCTGGCTGGACGTCGAGGTTGCCGCCGAGACGCAGTACGCAGGGGTCTTCCGCGAGCCCTTCCCCTCGGCCGAGGAGGACGGTGCGTCCTTCCACCACGGCGAGATCGCCTTCGACCCGGAGGCCATCCGCGAGGTCGAAGAGCAGAAGGTCCGCGACGCGACTCCGGCCATCGCCATCGAGGCGGGACTGGACCAGGGCGAGCCGGAGATGGTCGCCGGTCATCCCGTGACCGTCGCAGCGATCGACGAGCGCGAGATCGTGGCCGAGCAGGTCACCTCTTCCGCCCCGGACGCCGAGGCTCCCGCAGCGGACGCCGCCGACGAGCACGCAGCTGACGAGGCAGCCGTGGACCCGGTCCACGACGACGCTCCCGTGGTCGAGCCGGAGCCGGTGGTCGACGAGGAGCCCGCCCCCGCTGACGAGCACCCCGACAACCAGGAGAACGTGAACTAGCATGGCCGGACTTCGCGGCAACGTCGCCTGGCTGATGGCGCAGAAGCAGACGGCCAAGGGCACCCTGGCGACCCCCGCAGTTCCGGGTGTCGCGGCAGGAGCCTGGAAGCAGCCGTTCTCTGGCGGCTCCATCGGCCCGACGCGCACCACCGACAACCTCTCCGAGACCGACGCGTCTCGCGACCAGGGCACGACCTACGTCCAGCAGACGGGCGTCGAGGGCTCCCCGGAGATCTACGTTCGCGACGCGAACATCGGCTTCTGGCTGTGGGCCGCGCTCGGCGCGGACGCCGTCACGGGCACGACGAACTTCGCGCACGTCCTGACCCCGGCGAACAACCTGCCGTACATCTCCATCTGGAAGATGCTCGGCGACACGCTCTACGAGTCCTACCGGGACTGCAAGGTCGGCTCGATCGAGATCGCCGCCGAGGCGGGCAACCCGCTCACGGCGACCCTCGGCATCCAGGGGCTCCAGGCGACCCGCCTGACCACGGACCCGTCGACCACCCCGGCGATCCCGATGCAGAACGGGACCGTCTACAACTACAACAACGCGACGGTGACGCTCGGCGGCTCCGTGACGGCGCTGGTGCGCTCGTTCACGCTGACCATCGAGAACAACCTCACGATGCAGCAGACCGACGACTCCGTCCCGTACGACGTCGTCGAGGGTCTGCGTGAGGTCACCCTCGGGTTCGACCTCATCTTCGAGGACCTGTCGGAGTACAACAAGTTCCACTACGGCGGAGCAGCAGGTACGACGATCTCCTCGAACACGTTCACGACGTCGGCGCTGTTCACCTTCTCCCTGGGCGTGAACAACTCGGTCTCGTTCAACCTGCCCTCCATCGCCTACCAGGAGTTCCCGGTCGAGCCCGATCCGGGTGGCGACCCGGTCGTGGCGTCGGTGCGAGCAGTCGGCCAGCGCGGCGGCTCCCCCACCGTGACGGCTACGGTCAACAACCAGGTCGCCGTCTACTAGGAGAACAGGCATGCCTCGCACGACGTCCCGTCCCCTGCCGCCCGGTACTCGCGGTGGCTTCCCCTACCACGGCTCGCTCAAGACGGCCCTGGCCGGGAACAACAACGATCTCGTCTTCACGGCGAAGCGCTTCGGCAAGGCCTCCTCGGGCATCCGCGTGCGCTACGTCGTGTCCGGGAACAACACCGCCCTGTCCGTGTCGGTCTCCGGCAAGGACATCACCGTGAACGTCGCCACCGATGGCGGTGGCGCAGCCACCTCCACGGCCACGCAGGTGCGCACGGCTGTCAACGCCTCGACGTCCGCGGCCGCGCTGGTGGGCGCGTCCAACGCGCCGGGCAACGACGGCACCGATGTCGTCGCCGCGATGGCCTACACGGCCCTCTCGAAGGGCGGCGACTACGTCTACGGTACCGGGCGCTAGCCTCAGTCCCAACGACGGTACGGAACGGGCGGCCACTCGGCCGCCCGTTTCGCGTTTGAGGCCCCTAGCGCGCCGCTGGGGGCCATCAGACCTCCTACCCCTTGTCCGGACCTACCTTCGGCGATACCCGCCGTACGATGGATCTATGGACGAGCTACAGCGCGAAGCGCATAAGCTGTCAGAGGAGAGTCGGCATCTGGTGATGCTGCTCGACTCGGACGCACCGAACATCGAGTTGGGACTCTCCGTCGCCAAGCGTGCGCGGCGGCAGTCTACACTACTCGTCAAGGGGCTGGCAGCAGCCCGAGACGCTACACAGTCGGAGGACTGACAAGCACATGAGCACCGTCGTCGAAGCACCCAAGAGCAAGACCGCCAGCAAGGCCGCGTGGAAGAAGGCGAAGGCCCACACCATCCGCGTTCCCTCCGGCGTCTACATCGACATCCAGATCCTGGACCTTCCGGGTCTCATCGAGGCCGGCAGCATCCCCCAGAACCTCCTGGACGTCGCCCTGTCCATGACGGATGCGGCCGCGGACAACAAGCTGACCCGCGAGCAGGTCATCGAGGAGAAGGCGTTCGCCGACCTCGTCGTCCTGAAGTCGGTCATCTCGCCCGAACTGACGGAGGAGGACCTCCCGGAGATCCCGTTCGAGGACCGGCTGATGATCGTCGAGATCGCGCTCCGGCAGCGCGACATGGACGCCGAGTACAACCACATCGGAGGGCTGCACCTGTCGGCGTCGTTCCGCCGATTTCGTCAGCTCGACGGCGTCGACGAGGATGTGGCGGACGTGTCGTGAGGCAGGTCGCCCCTGGCCCGTGATCTGTCCCGATGACGACGTCATCGACTACATGATCATGGAAGCAGTTCACATCAAGGTACTGAAGGAGCAACAGAAGGCAGAGAAGCAGGCGGCAGCGAACCAGTGGAAGGAAGACACTAGCGAGCTGGACCAGTTCAGGTAGAGACATGGCAGAGAAGATCGGCGAAGGCTACATCGAGATCGAGATCCGCGACGAAGGCGTCGAGGGGGATCTCGCTCGTATCGATGCTCAGTTCCAGCGTGAGATGGAGAAGATCCGTCGCACGAAGGCGGAGGCTAAGATCGGTGCCGATCTCAAGGAACTGGACCGTGACCTGAAGGAGGCGGAGGCCAAGCTCAAGCGCTTCAACCAGCGCCGAGCAGACGCCACCCTGACCAAGGGTCAGCGCGACTACGCCACGCGCCAGGCCAAGGCTCTCGACGAGGCCATCAAGAAGGGCAAGCAGCTCGTCGATCAGAAGAAGAAGGAACTGGAGGCGTCCAAGGCCAACACCAAGGAACTCCAGCTTCAGAACCGTGAGACCGCCGCGCGTGAGCGAGCCGAGCGCGCGGCGTACACGGCGCGCCAGCGCGCCGCCAACGCGAGGGCCAAGACGGACGCCCAGGCGGCGAAGGAAGCGGAGCGCACCGCCAAGGCTGCGGAACGCGAAGCGGCCGCCCACCAGAAGGCGCTCGACAACGTCGGCCGCATGAAGCAGCGGTACTCCGAGCTGGCCCAGCAGGTCCAGAAGATCGAGCGCCAGCGCCGCAGCGTCAAGGGCGACGCCCTAGCGACCCAGGTCCTCCAGCTGAAGGAGGGCAACATCGAGGAGGATATGCGCCGTATCCGGCGTCACCTCCAGAGCCTGGGCCACGACATCACCATCCCCGTCGAACTGACGCCCGCCAAGGATGCCGGGGGTCGCTTCCGGGCGGCCTTCGAGGGCGGTCGTGGACGTGCAGGCATCGCAGGCGGCGTCCTGGCGGCCGCTCATCAGCTGGGCGTAGAGTCCGGTGACGCCATGGAGCGTGGCCTGCGTGAGCGGTTCTCCGGCGGTCGCATCCGACAGACCTTCGCGCGGCCGTTCCAGGCTGCGCTTGGCACGTTCGGCAAGCTGGGCAACGCATCCATCCGTCTTGGTCCGTTCACGACCTCGATCCGCGGCGCGGTCGCCGCCCTGGGCCTGCTCGGCCCGGCGCTGGTTGACGTCGTCGGTGCGATCGGTGCGTTCGGTGCCGTGCTGGGCTCGGCCGCAACCGGCGTTGGCGCACTCGGCGCAGGCCTGATCGGAGGCTTCATCCCGGCCGCGGTCGGCGCGTTCGCCGTCCTGAAGCCGCTGGTCTCCCAGTTCCAGTCCGCGCAGAAGGCATCCAAGGCCTACAACGACGCCATCGCCAAGGGGAACACGGACCTGGCGAAGAAGAAGCTGAAGGAACTCAACTCCGTCCTGGGCAACGTCGACAAGGACACCCGCAACGCCTTCATCAACGCGGGCAAGCTGGGCCAGGAGTGGAACAAGGCCACCGCCCCGGCACGTCAGAAGGCGTTCCACACCATCGGCGAGGCGCTGGCCACCGCCAACGCCCTGATGCCGGACATGGCGAAGAACACGAACGTCCTCTTCGGGGCGCTCGACGAGGGTATCTCCAAGTGGGCCCAGGGCCTGCGCAGCACGGGCGGCCGTGACCTCTTCTCCGATCTCTTCTCCGGGTTCAACCAGATGGTCAGCCCGCTGCTGTCTGGTCTGGGCAACGTCGCCGCGTACCTGGGCAAGGTCGGTGAGTCCGCGAACCGCATGATCGGTCTCCCGGTGGCCAACACCTTCAAGGCTTGGGCTGATCGTCTGAACGAGTCGCAGCAGCGCGGTGGCCAGCTGGACGACAAGATGAACAACCTCTACACGTCCATGAAGTCGGTCGGCCACCTGACGGCGGCCACCGGTCGCCTGACGAAGGCGTTCTTCAGCCAGGGCGTCGAGGGCGGCCGCAACCTCACGGACTCCCTGACCGGCGTGCTCAACCGCTGGACGGCGTTCGCTCAGACCCCGGCAGGTGGTCGCCAGATCAACCAGTGCTTCGACGAGTCCGTAGCCGGGGCGAAGTCCCTGGTCAGCGCACTGGCTCCGGTGGTCAGCGGCTTCGTCGCCTTCTCCCGCGCGCTGGCTCCCTCGGCCCGCGTCTTCTTCGACTTCGCCGGAGCGATCGGCAGCTTCGCCACCGACCTGCTGAAGATCTCCGTCCTGCGCGGTCCCGTCACCGCCCTCGCGGCGACCCTGGGCACGCTCTTCGCGCTGAAGCGCGTGGGCAACTGGGTCAACTCCTTCACCAGCTTCACCAACGGCGTCCGGGTAGCCGCGGCAGGCAACGCCGGGGTCGCCGCGTCTAGCGAGGCCGCAGCGGCCGGTCTGAACGCGGAAGCCGCGGCAGCAACGCGCGCTGGAGCCGCGCTAGAGCGGATGGCGGTAGCCCAGCGAGTCTCGACGACCTCGGCTACCCTCGGCGGACTGGGCAACCTGGGTGCCGGGGGCGGCCTGGGACGCACGGCGGGCAACCTCGGCAAGGTCGAGCAGGCATCCGGGCGTCTCGGGGGCACTCTGGGCAAGGTCGGCCGCGGTCTCGGCGGCGTCGTCACCGGCCTGACCGGGCTGTCGCCGCTGGCGGCAGGTGTCGCGGTGGGCGTTGGCGCACTCGCCTACGGCATGATCAAGACGGCCAACGCGACGGAGAACTACGAGAAGACGCGCGCGGCCGCGAACAAGGCCGACCAGCAGTCGGCCGTCTACATGCAGACGGCTACCGTCGGGATGGCGGGCCTGGCTCAGCAGACGCTCACGGCCAAGTCGGCGACGCAGGGTTACGCTTCCGCGCGCAAGCAGTCGGCCGCCGAAGAGAAGCAGATGGCCACGCTGCGTAAGGCCGGCAAGAAGGACACCCAGGAGTACCGGGACATCGAGCAGCAGCACAAGCAGACGATCCTCGACGTCCGCGGCGCGCTCCTGAACCAGATCACCGCACGTCGTGAGCAGCAGAAGCAGCTCAAGGACGAGCGCAAGGCCATCGCCGACTCGGTCTCTACCAAGCAGAAGGAAGTCGACCTTGCCAAGCGTGAGGTACAGCAGCTGGGTGACTCGCGTCAGGGCCTCACGGGCATCTACAAGGGCGTGGCGGCCGCAGCTAAGGCCGCGGGCGTCTCGGTCGCCGACTACATCAAGAACTCCGACCGGCCGATTCGCTACGGCGACCAGCTGCTGAAGTACGACGCCGCCCTCAAGCACCTCCAGCAGACGCAGCGGGAGTTCGGCCAGACTTCCCAGCAGGCCAACCTCCAGAGCCTGAACCTGTCTCGCGCGATGCAGGGCCTGGCCCCGATGGCGCAGCGCGCCGCGGCGGCCTTCGCTACGGTCAAGAAGCTGGGTGGCACGAAGCTCCAGACGCAGATCGCGACGAAGTTCGAGTCGCCGAAGGACGCATCCCGCGTTGCCGCTTCGGCTGCGAAGAGCCTTCAGTCTGGCGTCCCGGCGAAGATCACGACGCGCATCGTCGCCGACTCGAAGAACGCCGACCAGGCGGTCAAGCGCCTCCAGAACGCACGTCTGACGACTAAGAAGCTGAACATCATCGAGCAGGGCGGCAGCAAGGCCGTTCACACCCTGGAGCAGATCGCCGGGCGCAAGCTGACGCCTAAGGAGATGGCGATCATCCCGCAGGAGAACGGCGCGCTCAGGGTTCTCGCGAAGATCATGGGCGTGAAGATCCCGCCGAAGACCTCGAAGGTATCCGCGCAGGACCAGGCGTCCGCCATCATCGCGGGCATCATCGCCAAGATCGCGGGCGTCCAGTCCAAGTCCGTCACGATCACGACGACCTACGTCGAGCGTCGCACGGGTATCAAGGGACAGGGCCTCCGCGCCGCGTCCGGTCGCCCCGCGGGTGTCTCGAACAAGTCCGTGCTCGTCGGTGAGGGTAACGACTTCGGTGGCGCACGCGAGCTGCTGGCCAACCGCCGCACCGGCCGCATCGCATCCGTCGATCGCCCGACGATCACCGACCTGGACAAGGACACCTACGTCATCCCGGCCGATGAGAATCCGAAGCAGCGTCGCGAGCTGCTGCGCAGCTTCTTCCAGGACATGGGCATCCCCCGGTACGCCAAGGGCTACGAGCCGCCCAAGCCGATCGAGCAGCTGAAGTCGGTCAAGGAGTACGCGAAGCTGAAGGACCAGGAGGACGACAAGAACAAGGAGATCTCCCTGGCACAGTCGCGTGTCAAGGAGCCTGACTCGTTCCTCACTCAGGTCGGCACTGACGCAGCGGGCAACCCGACGTACGCGATCAACCAGTCGGCTGTCAACGCCTTCTACGCTCAGCTTCGAGTCGTCCAGGATCGCATGAAGGAACTGATGGACATCCTCACGGCGATGTCCACGAAGATCGTCACGGTGATCGCGGACCTGAACACGTACGCGGCCGCCCGCCGCGACGCCATCGCCAAGTTCAACGGCACCGGGAAGTACAAGGGCCACGGCATCATCGAGATGGACGAGAAGCTGGTTCGATCGTCGAAGAAGGCGAAGAAGGGCAGCCGTGCCGAGAAGCTGACCAAGCAGCGCGAGGACAAGCTGGACCGCGACAAGAACCGTCGTGACCTGGAGCAGCAGCGCCTCGGTGATGCGACCAAGGCCGTGTACGACAACCAGCGCGAGCAGACCGATCTCGGGTACCGGACGACGTCCGCTAAGTACGATCAGGCCGATCTCCAGGACGAGATCAACGCGATCAGCCCGAACGCGCAGAAGCAGCTGTCCGACACGATCAAGGACGCCCCGGCACCGGGCGCGTTCGATGATCTCAACGCGGTAACCGAGAGCCTCGACGCACAGCAGGCGCTGACCGACATCGGCCAGGGTTCGCTCTCGTCGGATGCGATCTTCAACGCGCGTCGCACGAACTACCAGTCGATCATCGATCGCGGCAAGGCGATGCTGGCCGACGCGGACCCGACCAACGACTCGACCGCCAACCAGGCCATCTCCGGCGCGGCGTCCGCGCTCGGGTCGCTGGGTGGGTCGTCGCCGTCCTCGGGCGCGGGCACCGCCTTCAACACCGGCCTGCGTAGCCTCCAGCAGAGCTACGGCTCGAACTCGCTCGCGGCCGCAGCGATCATGGGCGGCCCCAGCAGCGCTCGCGGCTCGGGCTCTTACGGTACGAACCCGTCCGCACCGGGGTTCGCGCCCGGCAACAACGTCCAGGTGAACAACTACTTCACGCAGCCCCCGCAGGACCCGCACTCCTGGAGCGCCGGAGTGAACTTCGAGCTGGGTGCGATGATGGGCTGATGGCACTCGTCGAGTTCAACGCCACCTACGAGGTAACTGGGCCTGACGGCACGCGCGCCGTGTTCAACGATCAGAGCGACCCCGACTACGTCGGCGTCATCACCAACCTCACCGGATTTGACTCTCCGGAAGTCGTGGAGAACGGTGAGAACCTGGTGCAGATGGACGGCGGCATCCACGGCGACTTCTTCTACGGCCGCCGCCCCGTCACGCTGGAGGGCACGGTCCTCAACCCGTCCTCGATCCTGGATCGCAACATCAAGCTGGAGAAGATCTCCCAGGCGACCAACGCCATGCGCGGCGACGCCACGATCGAGTTCACCCCGACTGGCTTCCCGGCGCGCTACCTGCGCGTGCGGCGGCAGCAGCCGCTCCGGTTCGCGGACGCCTGGCAGAAGACCTTCCAGATCCTCATGGTGGCGGCGGACCCGCGCTTCTACGCGGTCACGGCCAGCACGCAGACGGTCTTCGCGACGACTCCGGTCGGAGTCAGCGGACGCGCGTACCCCAAGACGTACCCGTTCTCCTACGGCCCCACCACGCCCAACGGTCAGCTGATCGTCACCAACGCGGGTACGGCTGACACGTGGCCGATCATCACCCTGGCCGGACCGGGCACCAACCCGTCCATCCTCAACCTCACCACCGGTCAGGGACTGTACCTGAACTACGACATCGGTGCGGGTGAGACGCTGGTGCTCGACACGCTGAACCGGACGATCATGCTGAACGGTGCATCGTCCCGCTACGGGGCGTTGAACTTCAACCTGTCGCAGTGGTTCCCCCTGGTCCCGGGAGCGAACGACCTGCGCATCGCCTTCTCGGCGTTTACTTCACCTGCCGCGATGACGGTCGCCTGGCGCGACGCGTGGCTCTAGTACACTAGGAGACACACATGGCGCTACTGACCCCCGAGTTCCTTCACTCCAAGACCTACCCCGCCATCCGCGACCGCGTGGCGTTCGCTCACGGCGGCAACCTCCAGGCGGGCGTCTGGGACCCGACCGAGCTGAAGGTCGCCCAGCGCGCCGCGGGCGCGAACATGTCGACCGACATCCCCTTCGGCTACGCGCTGATCAAGGCGTCGAACTCCGGCAACAACGGCCTCTACCACATCCAGAACGACGCCACGGTCAACCTGGCGCACCCGGCGTCCCACGCATCGCTGCCGCGCCTGGATCAGATCGTCATCGACGTCTCCGACTCCATCGACGGAGCGGACGCGGGCGACGTTCCGACCTTCCAGGTCCTCCAGGGCACGGCCACGGCCGGAGCCACCCTGGACAACCGGACGGGCGCGGCCTCGCTGGGCAACAACCAGCTCCGCCTCGCGGACGTACTGGTGGGCGCGGGCGTCACGTCGATCACGACCGCCAACATCCGCGATCGTCGCCCGTGGGTCAGGGGGTTCTTCCACTACCAGACCGGCACGCCGTCCTACCCGACGATCACGACGACCTACGCGCCCATGCTGTCGTCCAACGGCAGCCGCGTTCGCGTGGAGTGCACCGGCCTTCCGATCCGTGTCACCTTCAACGGCCGCACCATCCGCGGCGCAGGCGACAACACGTTCTCCACCGCCCTGTTCGTGGACGGCGTGCAGGCGACGGACTCCGACCGTCTCCAGACGGTGAACGGTGCGGCCACGGGCTACTCGTTCTCCCAGAACCACCAGTGGATCGTCACTCCGGCCGCGGGCTCGCACCTCATGGAGATCTACACCAAGGCCACCGCGGTCGACGGTTCCTGGACCGGCGCGTACGTCTACATCGTCGAGGAACTGGTCCGGCCGACGGCCAACAACGGCGTCGCGTAGGAGGGCCTCATGGCCTGGTCGCTGGTCCTCACGGACCTCAACTACAACCCGGTAGGGGAGATCCTGAACGCGAAGGAGCGCACGATCAACCTCGGCCTGTCGCGCGTCGAGACGTGCTCGTTCAAGGTCCGGATGGACAACCAGCTCATGCCCGACCTGGAAGGCTGCGAGGGCTACGTCAAGGCGTACCGCGACGGCGCGCTCCAGTTCTTCGGTCCCATCGTGAAGACGGAGGAGGTGGCCGACTCCAACACGCAGAGCCTCGCGGTGAACTGCGCGAGCCCGGCTTGGTTCCTCTCCAAGCGGATGTACGGCACGTGGATGCCGAGCGGCCTGCCCGTCAACTTCGCGCCGAACGATCGCGCCCTCCTGGCGTCCGTCATCATCAACGACATCAACTCGCAGAAGGGCAACACCGGGATCGACTGGAA